ATCAACAATACGATTGCAGACACCGTCCAACTGGCAACAGCCATAAAGCCAACAAATATGAGCGTCAATCCGCCCACCATAAGTATGAGATTGTCCCAGTCAACACCGTTTTCCAGTGCGTCAAATGCGCCGCGCACAAACATAACAACACCCGCGGCAATTATCATCACACCGATTGTTTTAGTCAGATCCAGCCCAAAAAGTCTGCTGATTCCCCATGCGAGCAATCCAATGCCAATTGCTTCGACTAAGCCTTGAATCAATACCAGGTGATTACGAATTTTATCCAGCCAGGGTGTGTCAGTGTTTGGAGGTTCAATCGGTGGAATTAAGCTGCCGCCCCCACCGCCACCTTCACCAGGACCACCGCCGCCTTCTTCAGGGGGATTGAGCACATTTAACTTATCGAATGCAGCAAGAGAACCTTTTGCAGCTTTATTTGCGTCCTCAAGATTGTCAGCCATCTCACCAGTCGCATCAGCTGCATCTTGAGCACCGCTCGCAGTATCAGCCATGCTGACATTGGTTCCATAGAGCAGGTTCATTACTTGCCCGACAATGTTGAACAACCTCGTAAACCAGTTGATCACGTTGGTTAGGATCGGGATAATCTGATTCAATATCGGGATGACTGCATTGCCAACGGCAACCCGCAAGTTGTAAAATGCTGTCGAAAGTTGTGAGATCCTACCTGCGTATGTATTTGCATACTTAGCCGCAGCACCTGCAAAAATACCACCCTCCGCCATGACTCCGTTATAAATTGCCTGATTCTTTTGGGCGCGTGTGAGATTGTTTGCAGTCGTACCAATGGACCTGGCATAGTCATCGTACATTTTTGCCAGATTCTTCTGGATCCCGGCGCTGTCAGATAATACTGAGTTTTCCATCCTGAAACCCTGGGTAGTTTTTTCGATCGCCTCACCCATTGTGTATTGACCTTGACGCCCAAATGCAGCTGAATCCTTCAGCACCTTCATCATGTCTTCAATCTGATCAGCACTGAAGCCGGTCATGACCATATTCTGATACGCCTTGATCGCGTCTGTCAGTGGGACCAACCCATCAGAAACGTAATCTTCCAGGAAGCCTTTTGCCTCAGTAAGAGAACGATTGTTCGCATTCAAAACAAAACCAAGCCCGGTCCATGCGGATTCAGATTTTGCCGCCGCTTCCACCGAGGCTTTTGAGAAATTGACGATCGCATGAATGCTGAACCCAACACCAACTGCAAGAGCCAGTTTGCCCAACATGCCACTGACTTTAGTCAACCCCGTATTGATACCAGCTGCATCCAGTCTCGTCTTGATTCTGACTTCACCAGCGTAAGTTGTCACATTCCACCTTCCTTACTCAGTAAGTCGAATAGATCAACGTTCTCACTGTCTGCTTCAGTGAGCGCGTCTTCAGGGTCCGTAACAATAAAGGCATCCCCGAGCTTAAGAGCATATTGCCGCTCCTCTTTGCTTGCTTCCCCACTGTTCACGCGTCGGCGTAGGTTTACAAGGTTACAAAAGCCCGTATCCGCGCCCAGATCCTGAAACAGTGCCAAAAATTGCCACCAGTGAAGGTCGGCTTTCTGAAGATCAATCCCGTGAGTCTGACGAAATGCGGCATAAATCAACGCTGAGTCCTTTTCAAACGAATACAACCTTGTATTGTCAGCAAACGGATTTTCTTCTTCCGGTGGCTCTTTCCCACCATCCAGAAACTTCACCGCGAGTTTTATCGCCGTTTCTACATCGTCTGGGATCGTCTCTCCGTAGATGCGTCTCAGTAAAAGGATGCATTTCTCTTCATCCGTGAGCTCGCTGCTTTCCATATCAAGAATGCAAGCCAGCCCAGAACGAAAGTCAAAATTAACCGCGTATTCAACGCCGTTGACTTCGATTGCTTCGGGGAGATCATCAAGGATGATGTTCAAATCAACCTACTTCATTACCTTTTTCTTAGCAACACTTTTACTGAGCCGGTCATCAATTTTTTTGGCACCCACTGCTTCAAACTTGCTGGTTGCAAACTCTAAGAACGTTCCCATGGCATCGAAGTCAAAACCATCAACGAATAGCTTCTTGCTGGTCCCTTCACCAAACGCCGTGTCGATCTCAGTAGTAAAGAAATCTGCGAGCTCGATCATCAGGTCTTTGGCAGCAACATCCTTCAATGGCAAACCTAATTCGTCTTCGCCGTCAAATGTCTCAATCTCAGCAATGCGCTGTTTCATTTCGATTTCTTTACGCTTCACAACTTTCCCTAAGTCGTAAATCCGTCCACGCAAGTGCACATCTTCCGGGTTGAAGGTGATAATGCGTTCCGGATCATCATCAATCATGACCTCAACGCGCTTTGTTTTTAGCCGTAATGATTCCATACCGTTGGTACCTTTCTGCCCCCGGTTGTTCCAGGGGCATTAGTAAGTGGTAGATTAGGTTGCAGCGAATGTCTTGGCAACGGGTTCAAAAGTGCCCAACACAGGATCACCGGCGTCGTAGATCGTATACTTGATCTTTGCAGTGGTCGCGCCCTCACCACCGATACTTTCGATACCGATGTTGACGGGAACTTTCTCGGCAGGCCATACTTCCGGGGTACCAGTGGGGGTTTTGTATGCCCACACATTCACCAGTTCGGTTTTCAAACCGTCGAGCACCGCCATGTTGATCCGCAGATTGTCGATGAAATCAAACACGGGATCTCCGGGATAAACCACACCTTCAATGGCAAGTGATCGCGCATAACCGGTGATCTCTGTGATCTTGGTATCCATGGTGATGTCCGCGGTCTCTTCCGTTTGCGGGTTGTATGCAATTTCACCCGTGCTTACCGCGTTACCAAGTCGACTCCAGACAGGCGCGGCAATTGTGCCGGTGTTCAAATAGTGCTGGATAGTTGATCGTTTTGCTTTAGTTGCAGTCATTGTTATTCCTCACATTTCATAAACTAACTTACAGAGGATCTGAAATACCCCTGTTTTTTCAGCGCGCTCGATGATCGTTGCTGTATCAAGCGCTTCAATTGAGATAGCAGTTTTGCCAGTATCTAACGTTGGCAAGTTGCCCGATTCCGTTTGTTCATCCAACCAGTCAGCAAATGCTTCGTAAAATTCAGCCGCCAGAAGCGCGCTGTTATCTGCGATCACCTCTACCGCGCCAAATCCAAAGGGATAGCTGACAGTCTTGTTTCCAATAATGTCTTCTTCCACCTGTTTACCAGGTACCAGAAAGACGGTATAACTCAGCGGTTCTTCACCCAGCATTTCCACCCACACGGGGCGATTGTCTTCGAGGCTCTGATAGCTCAGTAAAAAGTCCTGAACGGCTTTTATGTCGCTCATAAGCCCCTCACGATGAATGCTTTCGTGCTTGCTTTGATCCGTTCACCATTTACAGCCCATGAACGATCAAACCAGTAAGGTCCGCCGTTGGGGTTGATATTCTGGGTTGTCTTCCGATTCGTCAGGTGATATTGCCTCCATGCATATGGCGCGATCCAGGCGACCTCGCCAGTGCCGGCTTCAGTGCCCAAAATTCCGGACTTCACCAACATAGAGGTAACAACTGGTGCAAACTTATTGGAGGTCCGCAATACCTCACTGTCCATAAACACTTGCGCGCGGTTGTGATTTTGATTTAGCATCGGCGCAAATTCAGGGTTCCATTTCAGCTCAGTAGTTACCTGTCCACTCTTTGTGACTTTATGCTTGATAAACCCTCGGGGCGTTTCAATAAATGCGATCCCAGCCATTATGCGCCTCCAATCTGGATGTGCTTCATCGATACCGCGCCATAGTCTTTTAAATCCACTGATGTAACCTTCACTGCATCATATTTCTTGATCAACGCAGTAATGGGGAAATTCGTGGTTATTTCATCTTTCACAATTCCCTTCACCAGGTAATCACCAGTCTTTATACTGAGCGCCTCACGTTCGGATCCGTCACTCAGTAAAGAAGGTACCCAGATGTTTGCCTTATCGGCACCCAGATTCCCCGACTTGATGACGTTGGTCGCCTTGCTTGCTTGCCACATGACCTCATTAATTTCGTGTCGTGTGTAGGTCTGGGCGTTGTTCACAAGACGACCTTCGTACCAAGTTAAAGAATGCGGAGCGTACATATCACCAAACCCCTGGATACATCAAACCAGTGTGGCCAAGATACATCTCAACAGCTGATTGCACCGCTTGAGCTTCGTGTGAGCGCAGTTCTTCACTTCCTCGATATTGCACCGAGTGATCACCCACTTTTTCGCTTTGAATGCCTAAATTCGCTTGACTTACTGAGCATTCCTTCATTACATCAGCGACCGCCATCGTTGCCCGTTTGATACGGTCAATGAACGGCAAATTCGTGCCCGCTGTGATGATTGCCTCCGCCCTTTCGAGCGTGAGGTGATCCACCTGGTAACTCGCGCGCGTGGCATATCCGTCGAATTCAGAAGCAGAGATGGACGTACCACCGTTACCTGTGTAATAGAGATAGTCGATAAATGCGTCCATCCTCTGATTCCTTTACTCAGTAGCTGAGATTAGGATCCAATTACATCAGCTGTAACGGTTAGGTAAGAAACCTTAACCGCGGCAGATGAAACGAAATCCACAACCTCGATAATGTCACCGACTGCAGTGGTAGGCTGAGTAGAAATTGCAGTGAATCCGGTGTCGTTTTGCCCATAAACAACGCGGGTAGCGGGATTCAGGCGGTATTTTGCGGTACCGGTTGCACCTGAGGCGGTAATAGCAGTTTTGCCACTGGTGCCCGCGGCAAGTGTGGCTCCTAATTCCGCCGGTGAATACATGCACCGAATTGCGGTTGGTCTGGTTACCTTGTGGGCGTAAACCATGCGCCCCTGAACAGCGGATGCACCGATATAGGCATTAGTCAGATCCTTCAATCCGATTGGCACGCTCCATTCATTCACACGAGTTGCCCATCTGGGATGCCCGGCAATCGCCTGCAGACCAGGGGTCGCATCGTTCCATTCATACAGCGTAAATCCGGCGATCTTACCAACCGCGCCGCTTTGAACAACCGCATCACCCAGATCACTCGGACCGATGAATTCCGGCGATTTCAAAATCAGGGCATAAAAATCCGGGGTGACAAGCGCATAACGGCCAGTCAACGGGATCTTTGCCTTGCTCATTTTTGTCCTCAGGTCGACCATTGCCGCATAAGCGTTCGCAGCAGTCACCTGGGCGACGTTTTCGATCGTGCCGTTTGCGAGCAGCTCAGTAGCACCGTCGGAGTCAAGCTGCAGCCCCAAAGAGTAGGCAGCAGAATCCAGGCGATCCGCGACCAAACCGTCAGGCACTGCGGCGGCTTCGTAGCCATCAATCAGCTCATTGACGGCCTTATCCTTGTTCACGAGAATATCCAGGTACGTAGTCGCACCTTGAGCAACTGCCTTGCCAGTGGCAACATCATAATCGCCAACGGCGACCTCGGTATCACGAACGGGAATCCGCACTTTTCCAGCAACCGGATCACCCTCGTAATCGTTGTTAAATACAATCCCGTCTTTCAGGACAAGATCGTTTCTTAATTTCGCAAGCACCAGCTTGGAATAGCGGTCTTGCGCGGTATGTGTTTTTGCCATTTTCTTTTAATCCTCCATAGTAGTTATTCCACCTTCAACCCTGGGTTTCGCTTCAAAAACGCGGCTTCAACACCGTCTTCGCCTCCAGAGAGTGGCGGTTTGTGTTTCATCCCTTCAACCGTTGTGGTCTCGGGCTCGGTATACTTCGTGTTCTCAGCCAGAAAAGCCTTCAGATTGTCGGCAAACTCGCCTTCCATCTTTCCAACTTTGAAAAGTACATACTCAGCGTCTTCAGCTTTCACACCCGCTTTGAGTACCGCAAGCTCACGTTGGAGCTCAGTATTGCGGGCAGCTGCCGCCTGGTATTCTTTTTCCCGTTCCGCGGCCTTTTCCGCTTCGGTCTGCTGGGATTTTTGCCATTCCTCGAAGGCCTTCAGCTTGTCCTGGGGTGGCATCTTAGCGCGTTCCCGTGCCAGTCTGTCAGCAATCACCTTGTCAAGCTCTGCCTGGGTGAACGTCTTTTCCGGCTTTTCAGCCGTAGAGTTATCCTCATTCTGAGTAGTAGTGTCCTGATCTTTATCAGTGGTATCGGCTTCTTCCGCCATGTTATTCCTCCGTATGTTGCTCGTCAGCATGTTATTTTTTGCAAACAAAAACGCCGGATGTTGATCACCTTTTCAGGATCACAACTCCGGCGCTAATGCTGCTCGTGAGTTAGGGCAAGAGCCCTATTCAATTACAAAATAAGTATACCATATTTTTGGAATTGCAAGTCAATTAAAGCAAAACGCCCCTGTGTTAGAGGCGTTTGCTCATAGCTTAGTGGATTGGTTCATTCGCAATGACTACGTACGGCTATATTATACACCAGTATTTATTTCGCCTTCACCTGTCTAAACCCACTAACCGCCATTCGGTCCCGTGAATCCGGCAATCCAAACTCCCTACTGAGTAAAGAATACTTATCCTGTAGTTGATTGATTCTCAATTGCTCAACGCGTCGCGTTAGATCGTCCCCTGCAGCTTTTGCGATTACCGCCCGGTCCTTACTTTGCCTCACTGAGGTCTCAATGCGTCTCTGCAGCTGCGTTGCTTCATAACGGGTATATTGCTTGCCCTCGAAGTCGATCTTCTCAGTAGATTGGGCGATCATCGCTTGTCGTTCATCCTCAGTATAAAGAGGTTCACTGAGGCCTAAAATAATTGGGTAGTACGTATGCCGGCAATTATGTGTTATAATACCGTTAGCCGAATACCATTCACCTTCGGTGTGGAGATTGTAAACGTGGCCAACAAAACGCTTTTTCTCGATGAGGACAATATTGTCAAGTTGTTTCAACAAGGTCGGACGATGCAAAGTCTCGCCGATATGAATGGGTGTAGTCTTTCTCCGATTCAAGACTGCCTTTCCAGAAGGGGCATTGATACATCCAGAAGTTGGAGAAACAAGCTTGCGCGGAATTCTGAATATACGCCCCAAGATATTCTTGACATGTACAATAGTGGAATGTGGAAAAAAGACATTGCGAAAAGGATTGGGTGTCTTTCTGAAGGGAAAATCGGTACTATTCTTGAAGAATTTGGCATTTCTAAGGCGGCGACCAGATCGGAAGCGATGTCCAATAGACTTAAGCGGATGACTCCTGAAGAACGCTCTGAACTTGCGGAATCCGCGCATAATAAAGTTAGAGGAATGAAGTGGAGTAATGACAGCCTCATCCGTGGAGCGCTCGGTAAAGAAAAAGCTGCTCGAATGGATAGCATTTCCGAGAAGGTTCTCTACGATGCCCTCGTCAAAAAAGGAATCACTCCCATTATTCAAAAAGCCTTCTGGAAGTATAATGTCGACTTCCTCATTGGTAATCTCGCCGTGGAAGTTACAGGTGCCGGCCGGCACCCTGATCTGTTTACCTATTACAGTGAGCGCCTCAAATACCTCTTGAATAGTGGACTCACTGTTGTATATGTCTGGACAAGAGTTAGATATTTTCCCACTGAAAACGCCATTAATTACATTATCTCCCTGTCTGAGCAGGCCAGCAGCGACCCATCCATTCTCGGTAAGTATTGGGTGATTAGGTGTGACGGAAAGACGCTTGCCACTGGCTGTGCTAATGACGATGATTTCACCAGCATACTTTCGTCTAAAGGCTGCTTTAATTTTAGGGGTGATAAGAATCGCATCTCCTAAGACACAGTTCCACATTCCAAACTGTCTTGGTAAGCTGTTTTGAACTTCGTCAAACTCCGCTTTCTTGAACTGCCTTCCCTGGTATGGAAGATGATCCTCCGCGCAGTAGTTGTGAGCGTCAATTTCAACCCCATCGGCTCCAAACTCTTCACCTGTGCGCATTGAAACTTCGTGAGCGATGTCTTTTACTCCGTCCAAAACGTTCTGTCTTATCGCTGAATCTAATCGCCGTGAATAGCCACTCTCGTAATCAAGTACCCTGATTCCACTGTCAGCAGTTTGTTTGAGAGCATTACGAATCGCGCTGTTGTAGCTTGTTTGCCCCGTTCCAACCTCCGCAATCGCTTGGTCCACCAGGTTGTGGTAGTGGGTTTTGAATCCCTCGTACTTTACGGCCCCGTCCAGATCCATGACCCTGAATCCAATTGCACTCGTATTACTGAGGTTCAAAAAGGTGTTTTTCGTATTACTCGCGGTCGCATTGACGAAATTCACAATCGCTCTCTGCTGTTCAATCGGGATCTGAGTAAGCCCCCTGGCAGCATAATATTTATTCATCCCCTCATACGCTAACTTCGCTGCCTGTGAAAACACTTCCCCAGCTGTGGCGGTAGACCGGTCGAGCTCTTTCAGAATTTTCAAAAAAAGTTCATCTGCTTCTCTATCCGCCTCTGTAAGCAATAAAATGCGGTCAAATCCGCCGCT